GAGCGCAAAGGCAAAGACGACATGAAGATGATGCTCGTGTTCGTTGATGGGACCAACTATAAAAAGAAATTCGACTACTACGGCGCTGGTAAGAAGCAGTTGAACTATTCGCTCCCAAGGCACGTGGATCGCATATTGTCACGCTATATGGACCGCCTATAAAAATCGCTTGACACAGAAATCCAAGCGTCCTAATTCTGCAAACACCCAGACGATTGGGGTTTTAGAAATAGGAGATTAACATGAACGACAACATCGAACACGAAGGACCACGGCACCTGTTCGCTACGGACCTTCTAAACAATCTTATGGTGATTTTGGACTGCGCTGCAAAGCGTGGCCTTGATCCATTGGATGAGGACGGTTGGCCCATCTTCGGCTTTGAATATTGGTCGCGGGAATGTGCAAAAGCACTAGGTGTAAAGATTCCGCTTGACGGCTTTGTCAGTCCGGTCTAACTTCCAACCACCCAAACGGGGAATTAACTTTAAGGAATATGATTATGATTAAGAAACTATCTATCATTGGCGCAGCGGCATTGTTGTCGCTCAGCCCATTGCAAGCGCGTGAGATTACGGACGACGAGGCACAGCGTTGTGAACTGGTCGGCTTGATCGCAAAGGCCATTATGACAGGCAGACAAGAAGGCGTGACGGCTCAGACCAACAAGGCCACTGTTATGCGGGCGATTAAGTCCGCCCCCCACTGGGCAACTATCGTTGATAATATGATTGAGGAGGCTTATGCCCGCCCAGTCTTTAGCACCATTTGGCGTCAGAGCGAAATAGAGGTTGAGTTCTGGATGGACTGGGAGCAACTTTGCCGCGATGAGCATGAGGCTGGTTTAGAATGGGGCCTTTAAAAACCTGTAGACGTTAATTTAACCCAAGGAGAAAATATCATGAAGAAGACAATCATCGCGGCTGCACTACTCGCAGCAACAACAATCCCTGTAGAAGCACTTGCAGTGTCTTCGGCCAACGGCAACGGGACTTGCGGCAACGGTCAAACTACTTGCGGTAGCACGCCCACAACGCCCACAACTCCAACAACCCCGGCGGTCACCTCGCCATCGGTCAATGTTGGTCCAGTGGCCTCTACAAGCAGCAGCGGTGCAGCGGCATTGAGCAACAGCGACAGTGCAGCCCTTGCGTTTAATGCCGTGGATAACACCAACCGCAACGTAAATCGCAACGCCAACGCGCTTGAAAACACAAATAACGTAGGTCCACTGACCAACACACTGGACAACGCTGTGAACGTCTCTGCAAGTAACCAGAACACGGCGTTTGGTGGTGATGGGGGCAGCGCATATGTTGGCCCTGTTTCGAGCACCAACGAGAACAACGCTACCGGCGGCACGGCTTATTCGTCCACTGGGCCTGTTTCTAGCACCAACAGCAACGCGAATAACGCAACTGGTGGCACGGCGTTAGCCACAACTGGTCCGGTTACCAGCACCAATGTCAATTCGATTGATGCCAAAGGTGGCACGGCGTCTGCAACCACAGGCCCCGTCACCAGCAATACTGCGTCAAATTCAAACCAAAGCCAATCAACGGCGAACGCGAATAACTCTAGCGTCAACGTCGAGGGCGATCAGTATCGCGCAGCGGCTTCCACGGCATACGCTCCGCAATTGGTGGCTGGTTCGGACACTTGCATGGGTTCATCCAGCGCAGGCGGTCAGGGGATTGGCTTTGGCTTTTCGCTTGGGACATCATGGACCGACAAAAACTGCGTCCGTTTGAAGCAGACGCGTCAATTGCAATCAATGGGTGAGGGTGCTGCTGCACGTGAACTTATGTGTCAGGATGTTGATGTCTGGATGGCGTTTGCCGCAGCCGGGACACCGTGCCTCTCGCCTAAGCCAGCGCGGGGTCGTAAGTAATTATTAAAACTCTCTCACTTTAGGCCCGCCATTGTGCGGGCCTTTTTTTATGGGTGGATGAATGGCGGAAAATTTTGGCCCAGAAATCGTAGGCGGGGTATTTTTGCCTCGTAAATCGTATGCCCCTAAATTTTGGCCCATAAATCGTATGCCCCTAAATTTTGCTCCATAAATCGTATGGGGGGGTCGATTTAGGTCCGGTTCGGCCCTATCGGTCGATTTAGGTCCGATGCGGCCCTATCGCTCAATGGCGCAATAATATATCAATATTGAGCAATAATGTTGCTGGCTTCCTGCCAAGCGCCAAGCTTGCGTCAATGCAGCGATTTTAGGCTTTATATATAGGGGCACAACGACGCCGCGTCATAAGGTGCAAATTAATTTGCATCGGGCGTCATTTTCTTATTGACGCGTCATAATGACGTGTTTAAGAGGGCTTTATTGATTTTAACAGTAAGGGACCAAAACAATGATCAACCTAATCAAGAAGGCAATTGCCTCACTATCGCGCAAGCCCGCGCCGCGCCCTATTATTATGCGCCGCTCGCGCAAACATGTTCGCGTTACTCATTGGACTTTCCATAGTACAATCGGTTATTATGGCGAAAATGGGCGCAAGCTTACTACGCGCCGCGTTAAGACAAGCGACGTTGCCCGGTTAAAGGATAACGCTCGCAAGCTTGGATATTGGGCGTCATGAAACAAACAATAACCCATTGCGCCCTATTCGCGCTTTACTTGATCGCGGCCCTTGCGCTTGACGCGTTTATCTTTGGCCCGCAATTTTAACATTAATTTTAACATTAAAGGATATTTTAACATGTTGCATTTCATTAATCACCCGTTTGCATATAATAACCGTTTCGGCGATCAATCCCTTGCTTATGATATATCGGCGCTTTCGCTGGATATCCAATTGCAGATAATAGGCAATGATCATAATCGTTCGCTCTTTTCACGATTGCCCGAAAAATTGCTAGGGATCGACACTAACGCCAAAACTATCAAGGGTGAAAAATATGGCATAAAAACGGCGATATTGTACCTTATGCCAGCCAAGCAATCGGGCGTGCAATTGTGCCCAATGGCAAAGATAGCGGGTTGTGAAAAGGCTTGCTTATTCACCGCGGGCCGCGGCGCTATGTCTAACGTTATGTTATCGCGCTTGCGTAAAACGCTATATTTTAATCAATATCGCGAACAATTTATGCATCAATTGCATAATGAGCTTATTCGTGAACGGGCCAAGGCAAAGCGCAAGGGATACAAGCTTATTGTTAGGCTTAATGGGACAAGCGATATCCGCTGGGAAAATATCCCTGTTGCTGGCTATGCCGGGCGCAACATTATGCAAGCCCTGCCAGATATCCAATTTTATGATTATACAAAGCTTGCGAACCGTCGCAATATCCCTGCCAATTATGACTTGACGTTTAGTTATTCAGGCGTCGCAGATTATGCGCCCTATATCGCTAAGGCAGTCGATAATGGCGAGCGTATCGCCGTCGTTTTTCGCAATCGTGCAATCGTTGAGGCAATGTTAGCCAATGGCGATACGTTTTTGGGCTTGCCTATCGTTGACGGCGATAATAGCGATATCCGGCATATTGAGCCTAATGGCGTTATTGTGGCGCTATACGCTAAGGGCAAGGCTCGCCGCGATCAATCCGGTTTTGTTGTGGGATAATGGCAATGGCAAAGCAAATAACAAGCGATAGGTTTCGCGCATATATCAATCTTGATAATGGCGAAACGCTAGTATGGCGCGGCCTAACATATGGGCAAGCGCAATGGCGCTATCATTGGATTAAGCGCAATATTGTTTGGCCCTTAAGCGGCCCGCGCTGGAAAGATTATGGATATGAAATGGAAGGGAAAGCATAATGGCAAAAACAATTGATATTATTTGCGTTGACGGTTCAAAGCGATCTGTTGCCGGGCAAGTTATGATTTTACTGCTAGGTGATCGCAAGCTTAAAGCCTTTATTCATGGCGAAACATTGACGCATTATGAGTCGGGCAGGCGTATATGCGATTTACGGCCCTATATGATTTTAAGCCATAATTCATATCGCAAGCGCAATAAGCGCATTGACGCAATGTTGGCATTGCAGGATTTATCGAATAAAATTGGGCCGGAAAAGGCTTGGTCAATTATTGATAGTGCAACGGCGATAAACGGAAAAGGGAAAGCATAATGGCAATTGATCTTAAGGCATGGCGCAAAGAGCGACGCTTAACGCAAGAGGGCGCGGCCCTTCTATTGGGCTTGTCATGGCGTCAATATCAGCGACTAGAGGCAGGGCACAGTAAGCTATCGGGAAGCGTTGAGCGATTGCTATCAATCCTTTAATCAATCACAACATACAATCGAAACAACCTAGGCCCGCCATTGTGCGGGCCTTTTCTTTGCCTTGCGCATAGGTTCATGCGCAAGCTGTCAATCGCCGCGCACATATGAGGGCGCGGCCCTTGGCCCTTGGCCAGCCCTTCCCCTGCCCTGCCAGCCCTAGGCGATAGCGCCACCCTTCCCCATACAACCCCATACAAGCCTTTTCAGGCGTGCCCTATATCGCCCGCTAGCTAGGTGGCAGGGTAGGGCGTCCCTATGCCCTAGCGGCCCCCTATGGGCGTCTATGGGCCGCTGTGAAAGTAGGGTCCTTCCAGCCGGATATGCCCCGGGGGTAATAGCGACCGCGATGAAAAAAGATTGGCAGGCATTTCCTGTTGACAGCGAACCCTAAAAATGGAATATACAGCATTATGATTTTGAGAAAAGACGGAATGCCCGATGGTCGGCAGTTTAATGGCGAAAAGGCTAGGAAATCCGCTATATCTAGGCGATTTAAGAATGGTTTGTGGCTGTGCACTAATTGCGAACAAATCAAGGATGCCTCTGCTTTTCCAGTTGTCAAAGAAATGCCGGGCAGCAATTGCAGAAAATGCCTTGGTGAAATGAATAAACGGAATGTTGCACTTAAACGTCCGTCACTGGCGGAAAAAGCAGCAAAAAGAAAGGCTGAACGAATGGCGGTGCGTCAAAACCAGTTGCTCGAATGCGGAAGGTGTGGGAAATCTAAGCCACGCTCTGAATGGCCGCGAGAGGGAAGTAGCAAGATTTTGAAATATTGTTGCTCACATAGAGCGCGTTCAAAAGAAGATATTGAAAGTGATATTGCAACGCAAACAAAGATTTGCAAATCTTGCAACATCCGCAAACCTTTTAGCGATTACTCACCACATACGTCGTTAAAAGACGGGCGACAGGCGACATGTAAGCCATGTCGATCCGCAAAGGTTCATTCTGGTGAATGGAATGGTAACGTAAGAAGGCAATTCCTGATTAACGAAAGAACAGACGGGACCATTACAAGCGAACTAATCAACAGGCTGTTTTCGGTCAAAGTATGCCCGTGCTGCGATGGCTGGATGGAGCGCGACGATAAAGTGCTTGACCACATTGTCCCGCTCAAACTTGGCGGCGCACACAGTGCCACAAATGTAACGGTGTTGTGCTGGACCTGTAATTCAGCTAAACATGCACATCACCCGTCCAAATGGCTTAAAATGCTGAGACCTGAAGCGGCAGATAGAATGAGAATACATTATAACAAGATGGGCTTGAACTTTGACACATGAAGGCAGAAAAAAAGCTGGTAGCGAAAGTATGCTCAGGCCGGAGGTGTCTATTCAGACATACGAAGAAGCCCGCACCCGCAAGCTAAGCGCCGAAGCTGAGATCGCCGAACTCGAACTGGCGAAGATACGCGGTACGCTGTGCATGACGGAAGATGTCGTCAAGGCATGGGAAAGTGTGCTTCATGCGTGCAAGGCCAAGTTCCTGTCGCTGCCGACCAAGGTTGCACCTGTCGTGGCGAACGAGAGCGATACGGCGAAGGTGAAAAACGTTATTGAGCAGGCTATCCGCGAGGCTCTGACCGAATTGGCGAACTACCAGCCGGAGATTGACCCCGTTCGGACAGGTGGCGGCGCTGTCGAAAGTGAGCCTGATGTTGAGGGTGAAGCGCCTAAGCCAAAGCGCCGGGTGGGTCGCCCCAAGAAGGGTCGGACGATTATCGTATGATCGAACAAGCCACCAGACAGCAAGCCTTGGAACACATGGCGAAGGCCATGCGGCAACTGACGCCACCTCCGCACTTGAGCATATCGCAATGGGCTGACCTTGAGCGCAGGCTTGATAGCCAGTCATCGGCTGAGCCGGGGCGCTGGTACACATCCCGTGCAGAATATCAACGTGGTATCATGGATGCCTGCTCTGACCCTACCGTCAAAGAGGTGGTCGTTATGTGCGGCTCACAGTCCGGCAAATCGGAAGCCATCCTTAATACAGTTGGCTACCACATGCACCACGACCCTTGCCCAATCCTAGTCCTACAACCCACCGTGGATATGGCAAGTGCGTTCTCGAAAGATAGAATTACAGCAGGTTTAATCCGTCCAACCCCGTCCCTCCAAGGACTTGTCAAAGACAGTAAGGCTAAAGATGCAAACAACACTACGCTTCATAAAGTTTTTCCCGGTGGCGCTCTTTCTCTTGTCGGCGCTAATTCTCCTAGTTCCCTTGCTTCTCGTCCGATTCGCGTTGTTCTGTGTGATGAGGTCGATAGATACCCTGCTTCTGCTGGTGAGGAGGGCGATCCTATCTCTCTTGCCAAACGAAGAGCCGCAACATTCTGGAACAGGAAGGTCGTTCTAGTATCGACACCCACTAATCGCGGGGCCAGCCGCATTGAGTCCGCGTATGAGGAAACCGACCAGCGCAAGTTCATGGTCCCGTGTCCTCATTGCGACCATGTGCAGATTATGCTTTGGCGCAATGTGCAATGGGAGGACTCGAACCCCAAGACCGCACGCTATTATTGCGAAGAGTGTGGGGCTGGTTGGAACGAGCCTGAGCGCCACCAAGCTGTGTCCAAGGGCAATTGGGTCGCAACAAAGCCATTCAACGGCGTTGCGGGCTTCTGGTTCAACGCGCTTTACTCGCCGTGGGTTGACTTGGTCGATACGGTTGAGGAGTTCTTGGCCGCACGCAAAGACCCTATGCGGCTAAAGACGTTCACCAATACGATATTGGCCGAAACTTGGGAAGACCAAGGCGAGGGCATTGATGATTATGCCGTGTCCAAGCGCAAAGAGGATTATGAAGGCGTCCCTGATGACGTAGTCGTCCTCACCTGTGGCGTTGACGTCCAAGATGACCGTCTGGAAGTCGAGATTGTCGGCTGGGGTGCGGGCGAAGAGAGTTGGCAGATTGAATATCACGTTCTGTACGGCGACCCGTCGTCCCCTGCGCTCTGGGCCAAGCTGGACGAGGTTCTCTTAGCGACATACGAACACCCAAGTGGTGAGCCAATGCTTATCCGCGCAACTTGTATCGACTCCGGCGGTCACCATACCCGTGCTGTGTACAACTACGCCAAGACGCGGGCAGGGCACAGGGTGTTCGCGATCAAGGGTGTCGGCGGTGAGGGTAAGCCCATCGTTGGACGACCATCGCGGAACAACATTGGCAAGATACCGTTATACCCAATTGGCGTTGATACGGCGAAAGAAGTGCATTATTCGCGCCTGCGCATCGAAGAGCCTGGCGGCGGCTATTGTCACTTCCAAGCCAAGCGCGATGACGAATATTTCCGCCAGCTAACGGCTGAAAAGCAAGTTATCCGCTACCATAAGGGCTATCCTGCACGGACTTGGATCAAAACGCGCACTCGAAATGAGGCGCTCGACGTTCGGGTTTATGCGATTGCCGCTTTCCATATCTTGAATATTAATATAGATAGCATAGTCAAGCGGTTTCATGCTACTATAAACCGTAAAGCGGAAGCCTTGTCTGGGCATGAGGAGGTGAAGCCACATCCACTGGCCACGAAAAAGGGGCCAAAACGGGGTGGTTTTGCGAACAACTGGCGTTGAGGTATAATGGCAAATCTTTTTGACGAGAGCAATGCACCGGAAGGGGAACCCACAAAGATTGTCGTTGGCGACTTTCTTCAGTGGAAAAAGACGTCCCTTGCTGAGACTTACGCGCCCGCAACCCACTCTGCTGAGTATGTCGCCCGTGTGGCCGCTGGTGCGTCGGCTGAAATCAAGATTGCCGCTATTGAGCGCGATGGTTATTACCTGTTCCAGGCGGCAAGTGCGACGACGGCTGCGTTCGAAGTAGGTTACTACCACTGGCAACTTGAGATTACACAGACTTCGAGCGGCAACCGCATTGTTGTGCAGACCGGTGAGTTTGAGGCCATTGGTGACCTTGACAACAACGGCGCAGACCCCCGTACCCACGCTGAAGTCATGCTGGACAAGATTGAAGGTCTGCTGATAGGGCGTGCGGATAAAGATGTTTCGTCTTACTCCATTCAAGGTCGCTCCATCTCCAAGATGACGATCTCCGATTTGCTATTATGGCGGGACTACTACCGCAAAGAAGTGGTCAAAGAGCGCCGCGACAAAGCCATATCGGATGGTAAGAAAACTAAAACCACAATGAAGGTTAGGTTCCTATGAGTTTTTGGCGCGAAGCATTGGGATTGCCTCAGAAACAAGGCAAAACGGCCAAAAGGTCGTATCATGCAGCAAATACTGGGCGTTTGTTCGCCGACTTCATGGCATCCAGCCGTAGTCCGGACAGCGAGTTAAAGTCTGATCTTGTCACAATGCGTAACCGCGCACGTGCACTGTCGCGCGATGACACATACGTAAAACGGTATTTGACCCTGCTCAAAACCAACGTAGTTGGCGAAAAGGGCATGACGTTACAGGTCAAGGCGCGTAACACCAACAATTCACTTGATGTTATCGGCAACCAGATTATCGAAGACGCATGGGCCATGTTCTGCATGAAGGGTAACTGCACAGCAGATGGTCGTCTAAGCTGGGTTGACTTGCAGAAATACGTCATTGAGTCCACCGCACGTGACGGTGAGGCGTTCATCCAAATAGTCCCCAACCGCAATTTCGTGCATGGCATTGCCTTCCACCCCTTTGAAGCTGATCTCATTGACGAGCAGAAGAACGAGCGGGCCAAGAACGGCAATGAAATCCGCATGGGTATTGAAATCGATTCGTACCAGCGCCCAGTTGCTTACTGGGTAAAGAAGCGTCACCCCGGAGACCTTGATTACGCGGCGATAAGCGTCAACGTGTCTCAGCGCATTGAAGCAAAGAACATTATCCACGTTTACGACCCGCTTCGCGCAGGGCAGACACGCGGTGAGCCTTGGATGGCAGCTGTCATTGCCCAGTTGAAGATGCTCAACGCCCACCGCGAGGCTGAATTGGTCGCATCGCGCATGGCAGCGTCGAAGATGGGTTTCTTTACGTCGGACAGCGGCGAGGATACGCCTGCGGACGATTACGACAATGGCGTTCCGATCATTGACGCAGAACCCGGCACATTCCACCAGTTGCCAAACGGCGTTGACTTCAAACCATTCGACCCAACGCACCCTGCGACGGCGTTCGCTGAGTTCCAGAAGGGTGTATTGCGCGGGATTTCGTCCGGCCTTGGCGTTTCCTATGCCTCGTTGTCGAACGACCTTGAGGGTACATCGTACAGTTCCATTCGCCAAGGTGCACTGGAAGAGCGCGATGCGTATAAGATGATGCAGCAATTCCTGATGGAGCATTTCGTTGTGCCGGCTTATTCAGCATGGCTGATGCACGTTATGGAGTTCGGTTACGTCTCAATTCCAGCGACCCGCTTCCCCAAATTTTTCGCAGCAAGCCAGTTCCGCGCACGCGGTTGGCAGTGGGTCGATCCGCAGAAGGAAATTAACGCTGCGGTTACTGCCATGCACAACGGTATATTGTCGCCACAGGACGTCTCCAGCCAATATGGTAAGGACCTCGACGAAACGTTTGCCCAGTGGCAGCGTGACAAGGAGACTGCCGAACAATATGGCCTTGAGTTGGCGTTCTTGCCGTTCGGCGGCAATGCTGCGACCAAGGGTGTTGAGACCCCAGACAATAACGACGCGGACGACGAGGCTTAGACATGTCCCTAGACAAAAGCACAAGGTCGGCGGCACTCATTGCACTGGCTAAATCCAGCAGCGCATTGCAGCGCATTGATGAACTAGAGGGCGTCGCCAGCAGCCAATATTTTGTTTTTGTGGACAGCAAGGCGGATTTGCCAACTGCTTCCGGCGGTGTGATTACGCTTTTGGCTAACTACACATATTACTTCACGACCACTGTCGATCTGACAGGTGACCGTCTTGTCGGTGGGCAAAATACCACAATCTTGGGCGGCTCATCGGAAAACTGCCGCATCAAGTCCACAGGGCTTACGGGAACTGCGCTCATTACGTCTGCATATTCGCTGCCGATGCGTAATATCACCATTGAGGCTGCTATCGCTCTGAACCTTAACGGCTCAGGCACATCGACAGCGGCGCTTGATTGGGCTGGGGTCAACTTTACCGATTGCGCTACCGTTGGGACAATCGCCAACTACTCCAACTTCATTATGACCGACTGCGCCTTGTTAAGCAGCGCCAAGATGACATTTGACGGGACGATTGGAACAATCGGCTTCAATCAGTGTTTGTTTAGCGGCGTTGCGTCTCAGAAGTCTGTGATCGTGGCGTCAACTTGCACCATTACGCGTCGTTTCCGAATGACCTATAGCGCGGTGTCAACGCCATCGGGCGGAACGGGTATTGACTTTAGCACCAGTGCGAGTGTGCCGGTTGAGGGATATATCCTTGACACCGTGAACTTTTCAGGTGCGGGCACAGCGACAACTGGCGTGACGTATCTGGATAACAAGTCGTTATTCACAAACTGTAAGGGTATCAAGAACAGTTCCGCGATCACAAATTACTATATGAGCGACAATGCTACCATCACGGATGTTGTGACTGTGGCCGTCCCGCTTAAGATTGCTGGGACCACAGCTTCAAGCGCCATTACACAAAAGTTCTCGCTAACAAGCAATCGCGCAACGTATACGGGCGGCATTACGCGTGACTTCAAGGTTACGGCGGTTGCAAGCCTTACCGCCTCGGCCCAGAACCTTCAAATAGGCTTCTATGTGGCTAAGAACGGCACGGTTCTTGACGAGTCGGAGATGTACGTTACGACAAACGCGTCTGCACGTGCGGAATCGGTCGCAATCCAGACGATCACGGAACTTGCCACCAACGACTATGTCGAGATATTCGTTGAGAACGACACGAGCAACACTGACGTGACGGTCACATTTCTCAACGTAATTGTTGAACCACTGAACTAGGGAACTTGCAATGGGATCGCAAACTTTCGATATTTCGTCAGCCACAGGCGGTGGAGCAGAGGCGCAGAACAGCAGCACTCTGACCCTAGCCGCTGGTGAGATTGTCCGTGTTCGCTTTACGCAGATTGACGGCTCGGCCAGGGCGTATCTTGGCGTTACGCGCAACACGGTGACGACCTACAGCCCCATTTTCGACAGCCGCACAGAAGGGCCAGACGAGGAGCAGGACTATATCGGCGCTGCACTGGAAGGCGACGTGGTATTCGTTCGCATTGTTCTCCAGGGGGACAGCACGTCCCGCGCCGTTGGGATACTGGAGACGATTTAACTTGACAAGCGTTAGCTAGTTGATTGTTTTCCGTTTGGGTGCTAATGTCTTACGGAAAGTGCTTTAGGAGCAATTTATGGAAAAAGAAGTCCAAGAACCGGTCGAAGAGATTGCAGCCGAAGAGGCTGTAGTCGAAGAGACCGCTGAATCTGAGGCGGTTGAAGTTGAATCGACTGAAGAGGTCGTTGAAGCCGAAGTCACAGAGGACGATGGTGAGCGTAAGAAAGCCAATGTCGAGCGGCGCTCGGCTGTTGTTGACATTTCTGTGCGTGGCGTCGATGAAAAGAAGCGCACTGTTTCCATTGCGGTTTCGTCTGAACTACCAGTCGAACGCTCATTTGGCAAAGAAGTTTTGGTCCACGACGAGAGGTCCATCGATATGGCGTTTCTCAAGTCTGGCCGCGCACCGCTGCTCCTCGATCACGACATGGAGCGTCAGATTGGTGTTATTGAATCTGTTGGTCTCGATGCTGATAGGGTGCTACGGGCGAATGTCCGCTTCGGGCGCTCTGCGTTAGCGCAAGAGATTTTTCAGGATGTTGTCGATGGTATTCGGGGGAATGTCTCCGTCGGCTACCGCGTCAACAAAATGGAGCGCTCCACTTCGAACAAAGATGAATATCTAGTTCGTTCATGGTCGCCCCTTGAGGTATCTGTCGTTTCTATCCCCGCCGACCCGTCAGTCGGTGTAGGTCGCAGCGCAGCCGCTCTCGAACCAACACTTAAAGTTCAACCTGTTTTGAAGAAGGAAGTTACTATGTCTGAAGTCAATCTGGACAACGTCCGCGCAGAAGCTGCTGAAGCCGCTGCTCGCAACGTATCCGCAATCCTCGAACTGGGCGTTCGTCACAACAAGCGCTCATTGGCCGAAGCTGCCATCAAGTCTGGCAAATCAATCGAACAGTTCCGTGGCGAACTGCTTGAAGAAATCGGCTCGGGTACACCATTGGACAGCGAAAACATCGGCTTGACCCGTAAAGAAGTTCGTCAGTTCTCGGTTGTCCGTGCAATTGCCGCTCTTGCCAACCCCGGTGATCGCCGTTTGCGTGAAGCCGCTGCTTTCGAATTTGAAGCATCGGATGCCGCTGCGCAGCGTTATGGTCGCACTGCACAGGGTCTCATGATCCCTAACGACGTTCTCGGCGTCTGGAAGCAGCGTGACCTCAATACCTCGGACGACAACGAAATCGTTGCAACCAACTTGCTTGCTAACGAGTTTATCGACGTTCTGCGCAACTCGGCTTCGGTCATGCGTGCAGGCGCTCGTATGTTGCCCGGTCTTGTTGGTAACGTTGCGATCCCTAAGAAGACCGCTGCTTCGGCTGGCGCATGGATCAGCACAGAAGGCGGCGCGTCTTCTGAGTCGGAACCAACCTTCGGTACTGTATCGCTGACGCCAAAGACTGTTGGTGCATTCACCGACATGACCCGTCAGTTGATCCTTCAATCGACGCCTTCCATCGAAGCACTGGTGCGTGATGACCTGACACAGGCTCTCGCATTGGCAATCGACAAGGGCGCACTTGAAGGCACAGGCCTGAGCGGCCAGCCAACTGGTATCTTGAACACCGTCGGTGTCAACAAGCCAACCAGCTTTGCTGCTGCTGTTCCAACCTTTGCTGAAATGGTTGCTTTGGAAACTGCTGTTGCAGAAGACAACGCACTGTTCGGTAACCTTGCCTACATCACAGATGCCGCAACTCTCGGTGGTCTGAAGACGAAGAGCAAGGACACAGGTTCGGGCATGTTCGTTGCAGAAGGCAACCAAGCAAACGGCTACCCAGTAATTCGCACACAACAGGCGACTGCTGGTAACGTTTATTTTGGGAATTTCAGTGACTGCATGATCGGAATGTGGGGCGGATTGGATCTCACTGTAGATCCTTATACGTCCTCGAACACCGGTACGGTCCGCGTAGTTGCGCTCCAGACTGTTGACGTTGCACTTCGCAACCCAGTCTCGTTCGCATACAACAACGACGGCGTATAATTGAATGTTGGGGACCGGGATTTGGAAGTCATCTCGGTCCCCCACTTTTCAGGAGGTTTTGATGCAATATGAATGTATCCGTGGCGTTGTAACGTCGCAAGGCCCAGTTAGTGTGGGCGATATTGTCACGCTTCCTGCGCATGAGGGCGTCGTATTGATGGCTGCTAAGAAGCTGGAGATTCACGAGGAAGTTCGCGTAGCTGAAGCCCCAAAGGTTGAGCATCGCGACCCTGTGATCTCGCGTGGACCTAAGCGCAATGGGCGTTGAGTCTGCCGCTGACATTTTAGATTTCTTCGAACTCGACGATTTCGCGGACACTGCCACCTACACACCAGTGGGCGGCAGTGCTTCGTCTGTTCTGGGCATATTTGATGCACCACAGGCAAGCCGCAATGCAACTGACCTTATGGACATTACTATCCCGTCGCCCCAGTTCGTTTGCCGCACGGCTGACGTTCCAGCGGCTGCTGACGGAGACGAGATTATCATTCGCGCCGTGACCTACACTGTGCGCGTTGTTTTGAACGATGGCACTGGCGTAAGCACACTTGTTTTAGAAAAGGTTTGATATGAGCCACGTTAGGCAGCAAATCAGAGACCGCCTAGCAACGCTAGTCACTGGCCTCCCCACAACTGGAACCAGCGTCTATAAGATGCGCCGCTATGCGCTTGACGATGCCAAGCTGCCAGCCATCTGCGTCTACACGATGGACGAGAGCAGTTCGATGATTACCATCGGCACACGCACTCTACGGAGGGCGATTAACGTCGCCATCGACATCATGATTAAGGGTAGCAGCACCACGGTGTCAGATTCGCTTGATACGATATGCGTATCGGCGGAGGAAGCCATCGCTGCGGACTTCACGCTTAATGGCCTCGCCAAATCTTGCATTTTGACTAGCACTGAGATAGATATTAATGTAGAAGGCGAGAAATCAATTGCGTCCGCAAGGCTGGTTTACACAGTTGAATATATCACCAGCATAACGGATGTGGAGACAGCGCGATGAAGATGGTCAAGGTCTATAATGCTATTGGCGATGAGATACTCGCCTGTGCCGTTGATTTAGAACGCTATGCCGCTAACGGCTGGAAACCCGCTGAAGACAAACCCAAGGCTAAGGCTGCGGCGAAAGAGGAGAAAGAGTAATGGCAACTCATACTGGTAGCGAAGGCACTGTTCGCGTTGGCGCGAACGCCATTGCCGAAATCCGCTCCTATTCGCTTGAGGAAACAGCGGATACCGCTGAAGACAGCGCAATGGGTGATGAGTATCGCACGTTTAAGACCACGCTGAAGGCATGGACCGGATCGGTTGATGTGTTCTGGGACGAGACTGATACGAACGGTCAGGTTGCTCTTGTCGTTGGCGCGGAGGTCACTGCGAACTTCTACCCTGAGGGCGCGTCGGCTGGCGTTTCTGAGAAGTATTACTCTGGGACCGCAATCGTCACAGGTAAGACCGTAACGGCCAGCTTCGACGGCATGGTCGAATCCACAATCACGCTTCAAGGCACAGGTGCTTTGACGCTCTCCACCTTAGCTTAAGGACTACTTAGATGGCAACGCATACCGGCTCAGAAGGCACTGTCAAAGTTGGCGCGACCAACAGCATCCTTGAAATCCGCTCGTATTCAATCGAAGAGACCGCTGACACTGCGGAAGACACATCAATGGGCGACAGCTACCGGACCTTCAAGACTACGCTCAAGGCGTGGACAGGTTCGGTTGATGTGTTCTGGGATGAAGCTGACACCACGGGCCAAGGCGCTTTGGTCGTTGGCTCGGAAGTCACAGTTCGCTTCATGCCAGAAGGTGCATCATCCGGCGACTCGTATTTGACAGGTAGCGCCATTGTTACCGGCAAAACTGTAACAGGTAGCTTCGATGGCCTGGTGGAGTCAGCGATCACGCTTCAGGGTACTGGTTCATTGAGTGCTGCTACGGTTTAACTTAGAAGGATATAATTTATGAGTATTTCAAAGCGTATTGCAGAGCGTACATCGACCAAGACACATATTGAGGTCGCAGAATGGGGTGAAAAGGGAGCGCCGGAGAAGGTTTACTACGGCCCCCTGCTCGCTGGTGAATTGAACCGCATCCAGCGCAAGCACCCCCAGTTCCTTAATTCCGCATCCTTTGAGGCGATGGTCGATCTGATTATCCTCAAGGCAGAGACAGGCCAAGGCGACAAGTTGTTCACGCTTGAAGACAAGGCCATTTTGATGCGCGAAGAGGTTGGCGTTATCTCGACTGTTGCCGCTGCGTTCATGAGCGGAACCAGCGTCGAGGAGCATGAAAAAAACTAACAGACGATCCGTTTAGGTTTAATCTACTGACCTTGGCGGATCGACTTGGGAAAAGCATCTCAGAGATTGAAGAAATACCAATTTCACACTATAACGAATGGGTGGCTTATTTCAAGCTAGACGCAGAGAGGCAGAAAAAGCGTGGCTCAGGACCAAAAAGTTGAGTTTCTATTTGCCGCTCAGGTCTCTGGGAACGAGCAGCTTAAAAAGCTAACGGACTCTGTTGATAAGCTGCGCAAGGAAATGGACGCGTTGAAGACGGCTAACGCTGGAGTTGCCGCTTCTACTGATGCCGTGGTGCGTAATGGTGTTCGCTACAACAATGCGTTAGATGCGCAGTCTAAGGCGCTGCGCCAAAACCGTCAGGGCACTCAGCAGCTTGGTATGCAGATCAACGACTTTGCAACCAGTGTGTCAACAGGTGCAAGTCCGGTACAAGCGTTTAACCAGCAAATTGGTCAAGTCGGTATCGCCATGCAGCAAATGGGCGGTGTGGCTGGTAAAGTTGGTGCATTTCTAGCTGGCCCTTGGGGCGCTGCTCTTGTTATTGGCACAATGGCTGTTTCCGCACTCTGGGGCATGATGAGCCAAGCCCCAGAGGTTAATGATAAATTTAAGAATGCGCTTGAACGTTCTCGCGATGCTTTGTTTGATTATCAAGTCACCTTGGCGCAAACTCGCCAAGAGGTACTGGCATTATATGAGACCAAATTAGCAGGACTGCAATTTGAGTTTCAGAAGTCAGCAACTGAGGCCGGTAAATTTGGCCGTAAAATGCAAGACAGCCAAAAAGTTTTAGATAATTGGAGGACCAAGCCCGTATGGCAAGTTGGTGCGGCCATGTATCAAAACACCGTGGCGACTGGCAAATACAATGAAGCCACTACCAAAACTTTAGACATAAATACTGAAATGCTCCAGTTGCAAAATACGGTTGCTAAAATGAAGCAACGTCATGCCAAGGAAGACACGGCAGCAAGCAACAAGGCCTTGCGGGCCGCGCAAACTGCTGCCAATAAATTGCAAGCGCAAACCGAAAGAGACGCTAAAAAAGCCGAAGCTGAACGTGAAAAAGAAGCTAAGTCAATTGAATCCTTCATGGATAAGATTGGAAAAGTTGGGATGAAGGAAATCCCTGCCTACCAGCGTGAAATTGCCATGTTGGAAAAAGACTTTATGGAACTGTCTAAGGTCGGACAGGCCGCTACCATTGCGCCATTCAAGGCTGCGGTGGAGTCCATTGAGATGAACGCTTACAGCGATATGCTCAAGGAAGACCTCAAAGAAGCCGACCGCATGGTTAAGGATGCCTTGCCTGATTTGGGAGAGCAGCCTGTAAGCAAGGAAATGGAAGCAATCATCTCCCGCACTGACGAACTTAACTCTTCGTTTGAAGCAGTGGGTCAATCGGTAAGCAATGCCTTTAAGGGTATGCTGACGGGTGCGACTTCTTGGAAAGACGGAATGCGCAGCCTAATTGGAACAGTCATTGATGAACTGTGGAAGCTGTTTGTTGTGCAGAAAATTGTTGGATTAATCAGTGGCGCACTTGGTGGGGCAACCGGCACGCCAGTAAAGGGTTTTGGATCAGGGACTACAGCGGCCCTAACCGGCAAAGCCATCGGTGGTTCTGTCGGTAAGAACAAACCCTATATGGTCGGCGAGCAAGGTCCAGAGTTGTTCATCCCTGGCGGCAGTGGGACGATCATCCCTAACCGCAATTTGTCCAGCAATGGCGGTGGCGGCAACTTCAACATCAGCGTCGATGCGCGTGGTGCATCCGATCCTGCGGCTGTTCGCGCTCAAGTGCAGCAGGGCATTATGGAAGCGGCGCCGGCCATCATCGCTGCGGCAGAGTCGCGCACGGTTGCAGGGCTGCGTAGACCGCGCCTTGGTGGAGTTATGCAATAATGGCAACAGTAACGTTCCCTTCGACCCCTAAGCCCAACGGCATGTCATGGCGCTTGGTTATGCCAGCGCAGACCAACGTGTCGGAATGGACGGGTCGCCGCCAGACCATCGCATCTGGACGCGGCTGGTGGGAATGCCAGTTGTCATTGCCGCCAATCGTCGGGACCACGAACGTCAACGCATGGCGTGCATTCATAGCGAAGAGCCGTGGCAAGGCCAATGACTTTCAGATACCCGTTGACCCAACGGCGCAATCATCCGCATCAGCAACACCGTTGGTCAATGGTGCATCGCAGACTGGTCGCACACTAGCCACCGACGGCTGGCCTGTGTCATCCACAGTGCTTGTCGCTGGACAATTTGTCACCATCAACAACCAGCTTTTGCAGTTGACTGAGAACGTAACGTCGAACGGCTCTGGTGTCGCAACGCTCACGTTCGAGCCGCCTATTCGCACCGCGCCCTCTGACAATGCGGCCATAGAGTTCAAGAACCCTTATTGCTTAATGTACATGGTAGAGGAGCCAACGCTTTCGGTTGAGAACGGCTATGTGTATAGCCTCTCGCTGAATCTTCGGGAGTCCTTCTAATGGTTGACGCAACCACGCAAGCCGCGCTTGAGGCGCAAGTCGTCAATTGGCGTGTGCTGATATATGCGGACTTTGACGGCGATGTGCTGCGTGGAACCAGCGGCCTTTACGAGAAGGTCATCTCTGGCTCCGGTGACGCTGAGTTGGATGGCACATACGACAGCTTCGATCACAATCTGATTAGCGTATCATCTGTCAAGCATAACGAAACTGGCTCTGACACTGTATCGATTTCAATGGGCGGGTTGATTGTCAACCTTGACTATCTGCAAGAGCGCGATGGTGATTACGTCTACACACGCGATGAGGAGTTAATCCGGATGCGTTCGTCCGACTTCCTTAACATCATTGGTGACAAGACCCGCTGGCAAGGACGCACTGCTCGGCTGTGGTTCTATTGCGTTGACCAGAATGAAAACCAAGTCGGCTCCATCATCCCTTATTACACTGGCTATATGAATGAGGTCGGCATTACTGGCTCGCCAGATAATCAAGTCGTGGCGCTGAGGATTGAGAATTATCTGGTCAGCATCGCAGGGGCGCAGAACAAGACCTACCTCATCCAGAACATATATGATTCTGGCGACCTAAGCGGTGAGGCTGCCATCTCTGCTGCCAACGGCATGGCGGCGGCTGGTGCTTATGGCTATGGCGCTGGAGGCGGTGGCAGTAACCAAGGTGAATTTAATGGAATGGAAAACTTCCGATGAGAATATCAGCTTGGGAAGACGCGCTAGTCAACTATATAGCGACAAAGCGGCATGAACCATTTGAGTATGGCGTAAACGATTGCTGCCTGTTCGCTGCTGGCGCTGTGATTGAGATCACGGGCGAAGACCCTATGTCTGAGTTTCGCGGCAAGTACGACAGCCTCAAGGGTAGCCTCAAGGTAATCAAAGAGATTGGCGCTGGGACACTTGAAGCAACGCTTGACGGAAAGTTTCCAGAAATCGGAATTGGTCACGCACAAAGAGGTGACTTGGCTTTCTTTGATGGCTCTGTTGGTGTAGTAATGGGTGGCTTCGCCTATTTCGCTTCGGATGACGGCTTAGAGAGAGTTCCACGCGCACTGTGGGACAAATGCTGGAGTGTTGGCCGTGGGTAAGGTTCTGAAGGGTGTAGCACTTGCTGCCGTTTTCATAGGTGTCGGCTTTGCAACAGGGGGGCTTTCTGTAGCTGGCTCTGGCGTCATCGGCCTTGGTGGAACCACCGTCATCGGCGGAGTCGCCATAAGCGGTATTGGCTCAATGTTTCTTGGGATGGCCGCGACGGCTCTTTTGTCTGGCGTATCTCAACAATTCTTTTCAGCTAAAGCACCAAAGTCCCAACTCTCACGCCTAAACGTCAGCCTTGACCCCAGCACGCCACGCAAGGCGGTCTTCGGCACTACGGCAATGCCTCTTGACCTGCGCTACCATGAGTCCAGCGGAACGAACCAAGAATATGTGGATTACATAGTCGCCGTCGCTGCGCACAAGGTCGCATCGATTGACGAGATTTGGTTCGAAGAGAAGTTGGCATGGTCAGCCAGTGGTGGTGTCACGGCGACGTACACAGGTTACCTGACGGTTACAACGCGCACTGAAGGTACAGCGGCAAACACCATCTCCATCAACGGTGGGTCAAAGTGGGGAACATCTCGCCGCCTCACGGGCTGTGCCTATGTGCATTTGCGCATCAAGCGCACTGGCAACACAAAGACTGCCGAAAGCCCATTGGTGGGTGGCCTACCTAGCCGTGTGACCATCATCGGCGACGGCGCTGCGCTGTACGACCCGCGTAAAGATAGCACGGTCCCCGGTGGCTCAGGATCGCACCGCGCCACAGACCAAACGACTTGGGGCGCATACACTGACGCTGACGACACTGACAACCCCGCTCTCCAGTTGCTCTGGTGGCTGATAGGCTGGAATATCAACAGCAAGCTGTCCGTTGGCTGCGGTGTCCCTTATACCCGCATCGATATGGAGTCGTTCATCACGGCTGCAAATATTTGCGACGAGACCGTCACCCTCGCCACAGGCGGTACGCAGAAACGCTATCGCACCAGTGGCACTGCGTCAGATGCGGATGACCGCATGGACATTATTAATAACTTCTTAATGTGCATGAACGCCACGCTTCGGGATAGCGGCGGCAAGTTGACGCTGACCGTCATGAAGAACGACCTTGCGGACTACACGTTGAGCCTTGACGAGCAGGACATGCTGGGCGAGTTCGATTGGCAGCAGACCCGTGGCCTGACTGAGAACTACAACATTGCCCGTGGCCGCTTTATTGACCCGTCGCAGAACAGCCTTTACCAGCTTGTCGATTACCCGGAGGTCGGTTTCGCATCGCCGGATGGCGTTGAGCGCGTCATGAGCGTTGACCTGTACTATGTCGAGGATGGGCGCAGGGCGCAGCGTCTCGCAAAGCAAATACTTCAGCGCAACCAATATCGGGGCATGTTCTCTGCGGTGTTTAACGCCAAGGCGCTCGGCTGTCAGGTTGGTGACGTTGTGCTTATGAGCCTTGAGGCGCTTGGCTGGTCGAACAAGCCGTTCCGCGTAGTCAGCCAAGAGATACGGTTTGACGGCCAAGTGCCTCTCGCACTGGTCGAAGAGAGCGCTGCGATCTACGCATGGGACGCTGAAGATGTTGCCCCGGTAACCCCAACCGCTCCGACCGTATACAACCCACTCAACAGCCCGTTTATCCTTGGGATTGATGTCGCTGGCACAACGGCAGATTGGTCTGGTGTCATTGATGACAATGGCGACAAGCCGGAGAACAATGCTGACGTTACGGCCAACGCTGTACCATCGCTCGACCAGGCTGCCCCTGTGGCCTTCGCCGCCAACTATCTCGGCGTACTCGCAGACGGCCAATTGCCCAAGACCATAAACGTTGTTCGTCGTCGCGGTGGGACGGATGTGTCATCAACGACAACGTGGAGCATCATTTCGCAAACAGGTATCACTGGCACAGTAACCATCTCGTCCAGCGGCATTGTATCGATACCAACGGGCGCGACCATTGGCGCATCGTCTGCGATTGAAGTGCGCTCAGTGCGCGATGGCACAACGCTTGATGCACGCATTGGCGTAACGCGCAATGATGCTGCGCCTCCAAGCACGGGGACCGGCGGTGGTACGACTGTGACCGACTCGACCTTTAGTTCAGTGAGCGGCACTAGCTTTGTGGCCATCTCTGACCTCATGACCGTAAAGACGGGGACCAGTGGACAGGTGCAGTTCTCAGCGGCCCTGTCGGTCACAGCCCTTGCGTCAAGTCCAACAATCAGCACTGCCAACTCGAACATTGAGATGAAGTGGCAATATCGCGCTATCAGCGGCTCATTTGCCGATGTGGCCACTGCCGTGAACTCTGATCCTGACACACAAGTGTATTTCGATGGTGATTACTTTACAGACGACGGCTTCGTTGACTGCTCGCCATTGAAGACTGGACTGTCGGCAAGCACAGACTATGAAGTGCAACTATTCGCACGGCGCACATCGTCTACAACAACCAAGGATATTTACTTCATCGGAACAGCGTCAGCAGTTGGCAGCTAGTCGATAAAATGATAAGGATATGTTATGGCTTACATTTATGATCTTACCGACACTTGGAACGCAGGGGGAACCACGTTCAACGGCATTAAGCTGAACGTAACTGACACTTCTTCGGCTGTCTCTTCCAAACTTGTGACACTTCAGACCAACGGCACTGAGCATTTTAGTGTTACTAAGGCTGGTGTTGGGTATTTTTCGGGCAACGTCGGGATTGGGACCAGTTCGCCAAGTGCCAAGCTCCATGTTGATACAGGAAACATCCTGCTGTCTAATGCCTATTATCTGTCAGGCCGCAACGCAGCAAATACACTTTCCATAAGCCTTATAGGGCGCAACTCCAGCGACCAAGTTATTATAGATGCTGATGGATACGGAACGCTTATTGGTTCTGGCGGCGTACTTGGTGTGTTTGGCAGTGGAAACGTCGGGATTGCAAACACAACCCCAAGGGGCTTGCTGCATATAGGGACTACCGCATCCGCAACGGATATTCCCGTTCCAGCGGGTAACTTTGCCATTGTTCGCGCTGGCGCATATGGCTCGGCCAGCACGGGCGGTATTCAATTATCTGGCGGATACGGGGATGCTGGCCGCGTAGCTGCTTGGCAAGTTAAGGCAGTTGGGAGCGGGACAGCGGGTTCATTTGTAAATGACCTTCTTTTCACAACGCAGAATAGTTTCAGCGGCAGTGAAACAGAACGTATGCGCATCGACAGCAGCGGCAACGTCGGGATTGGCACGAGTTCGCCAGCATATAAGCTGGATGTTAATGGCGCGATTGGCATTCCGTCAGGCTTTTCTGGCGCGCACTATAACATGGCTTATGCTGGTAATGCGAACAGCCGTTCTTGGCGCATCCTCAATGACTTGAACGCTTACGGCGACTTCTCAATTTCGCAATCAACCACACAAACGGGGAACACATACGCTTCGAAGTTTTATATAGACGCCAGCGGCAACGTCGGGATTGGTACGACTGCTCCGGCGTATAGGCTGCAAGTTCAGTTTGATGCTGCGGTAACTGCTGGCTCTTGCAACATACTTATGTCAGCAGAAGGTGGGGCGCAAGGCTCAATCGGCACTACAACAAACCACAATCTTCTGCTCAAGACCAACAGCGCTGAACGTATGCGCATCGACAGCAGCGGCAACTTGCTGGTGGGGACGACGAGTGTGGGAACCAGTGCCGCAGCAGTTATCGGCATGGCTAACGCAACGGCCCCAAGCACATCGCCTGCCGGAATGGGTCAACTTTACGTAGAAGGTGGCGCGCTTAAGTTCCGTGGTTCTTCAGGAACCGTGACCACTATAGCACCAGCTTAAGGAACCGCATAATGTTGATTGCACTAGCGCTCATTCTTACTGCGCTGAACATAGCCGACGCGGTGACAACTTACATAGCCTTGAAGCGTATCGCTAACGCGGCAGAGGGCAACCCGGTGCTGGCCTTCCTTATGGATAAGCTGGGCCTCATGGGTGCGCTGATCGCCAAGATGGTCGTTGTCATTGGCGCAACTTACGTCGCCTACGGCTATGGTCAGTATTGGCCCTTTGTCGTTCTCTGCGCGGCCTACACCTACGTCGTCTACAATAATGTAAAGATCATCAGGAGTAATTGACATGACTGTTACCACCACTTGGAACGTCAACCAACTGGACGCCTACCCTGAGTACGAAGGCAGCACGAATGTTGTCTTCACCGTACACTGGAGCGTCACGGCTACTGAAGATGAGTATGTTGGCTACAGCTACGGCTCCGTTGGCCTAACGCTTGATCCAGAGGCGACCTTCACGCCTTTTGCTGAACTGACAAAGGCTCAAGTTGTCGGATGGGTCCACGCTGCACTTGGCGAAGATGGTGTTGCCGCTATCGAAGCGAACCTTGCAACGCAGATCGAAAACGCAAAGAATCCGCCAATCCTCAACCCCGCGCTGCCTTGGGGTTGAGGGTTATGAGCATCCATTCAATCATGAACCATTTGGAGGACAACGTGAAGCACATCGCTGATGGTGCCGCTGCTTTAGCGGCTTTTGGTACGTTGGCGCAGTTACTTCCACCATTGGCCTCACTTCTTACGATAGTTTGGATGTCGCTACGTATATATGATTGGGTTGAAGCAAGGTTCGCAGGGAAACGTTTGCCAAAAGAATAGGATGTTTCATGCGTGATATATTGGAACTCATCGCCGCACTGCTCTGGATCACGGCATGGGTGACATTTGGCACAATCCTATTTATCGCAAGCACCGCGCTCTTACCCTTTGTATTAACAGCATTTATGTGCGGCAGGCTATCCAGAAAAGGCATAAATAATTTTTAGTTTATGGGCTTGACCTATTGACCAAGCCCATAAAGATTAAGGTTCACTACTTAACTTTCCCAACCCCTAACGCCCACGCCCGTAAAGCATCCAGCTGCGCATAGGCGTCAGCAATTATTTCGAGGTCGGCAACAGGAACGAGGGCCGTTTCGGCTCCTTGCACAGTTCCACCGGGCACTGGGGCGGTTTCGCCTGCTCCGGTGCTTTGGGTAGCACTTCGATGGGCTTGGTTCCGCATCCACTCACGCAAAGTAGCGCGGTTATCAGCAATACGTTTTTCATAATCTTTCTCCGATTTCTCAGCAATGATGGCGTACTCGCGCTCAATCTGCGCGACCTTGGCCTTGTTGATCTCTTTGGCAGCAATCTGTGCGCCCGTGTAAGCAGCCTTGGTGGCACTGTGCGCCTTCTCTGAGCCGATGTAGCGTTTCTCCCAGTGGCGTGCGTCACCCCACTGGATTGCTGCAATAAGAGCAAACACGGCGATTCCGGCATATGGCGCTAGGCGCAGCCATGGAATGAATTTAGTTAGCATCGGTGATCTCAATCCCATCTCTGCCCGCCTTTATGGTGCGCTTCACAAACAATGCAGTAAACGCAGTCAGGCCAAGTAGTATTTGCACATGCGCAGCCAAGGCTAGGTAGAAGCTGTACTTTGCGTTTTCCGCGACAAGCCACACCCCCACCGCAGCAAAGATAGTCATGATAATGCAGCCGCCCATTAGAGCGCAGAACGCAGCGGCACGGCGACCACCCGGTGTAAACAATAAGCTATACATGCCAATCCCCTATGTTGAGTGCGGTTTGAAATTCCATTGCATAGCCAGCAATCAGATCGGCTTTATCGATGCCGTTGATGATGCGTCGCGCAGCTTGGAAGTGCGCCCGTGTTGCCGCTCCGTCCGATGGCAGATAGTTGGCAAACGACTTGCCAGTGAACCAACCAACCTTCATGCCGTTGCGCATGATGAGAGCCGCGATGTCTTTGTCCATGGCAAGGTCAGGATTCCCCACTAGGTCCACGTTCAGAATGTCCCCAGCGCGTTTGTAATTCGCCCGCCAAGTTAGCTGGACGTAGCCACGCCCGCAAAACTTAACACCATCGCCGTGGTAGATGTTGCCATTGCGCTTTGCCAGCACAGGGCGTTCGCCTTGCGGATCATACATGCGGAAAAAATACTTAGGCCCACCAAACTCTTTGATGGGCTGCATAGTATGTGCTGTTTCGTGATAGGCAGTCGCCAAGGCATAGGCGCACCAAGATGTAGGGAGACCCTCCATAGCCTTGAGAATTGCTGTTGTGCCGGAGACCTCATCCTCCTCTAGCAGCGGCCCCATGAGACCGCTGCGTAGCTTATCGAAAAATGCCTTGTTCATTCCGCATCCTCCAGCATCTCTGGCGTTGCCGTGTTTGTGCCAACGCGACCGAACTTCTTATGGAACGTTATAGCAGTTGCTGCGCGTTCTGCAAACCACCCACCGCGTGCAGCATAGGCATCACGTGCAGCAAGCGTTGGATGCTGGATAACGGTCATCCCGCTATGTTCCTTCTCCTCTGCATGGTGACGGTGGCCACAGTTCGCATAGCGTTTGGTCGTCCGGCCCCAAAGCGGAGCGAACTGTGCAGCAAACAACAGCGGCAGGCCTTCGTTCTTTTTGAGGTGCCCGTGGTGATATGCAAGCATCGTGTTGCCGTGCTCGATCACATAATACGGCAGATCGCTGTCATTGACCGATACGCGAGGCTCATTTTCATAAAGCGCCACGAACATTTTACGCAGCCAGATGGATGACGAAATGTCGTGGTTCCCCTCACAGATAAGGAGCGTAACGTTTTCATGCTTTTGAAGCGCCATGTCCACCAGGTGACGGATCAGTTTGATTGCGACATCCACGACCTTGCCGAAGCGGCTGTCAGCGTCGAGAATGTGACCGTGCGATGGTGTCACTGGTAAAATGCCGTCCGCATGGAGGAAGTCGCCTTGGATATTGACAACTGCCGAACGGGACTGAGGCGCACCTTCGACAAGCATTTTCATTACGCCAATGCCGGTCTCATATGCGATCTGTACATCCCAATCCGCACCGCCTTCACGATGCCAGCAAAGAGCACCTAAGTGGAAATCCGTAAAGGTGTATTGCGTAAGCAACTGGTCAAGCGAGGCCGTGGGCGATCCAACCGGAGCAACTGGCTTAATGTCTTCACACATCGCTGCGACTGCTGCCGCCATAAGCTCCTGCTGACGCTCGTTATCAATAGAGGCCTTGACCCACTGTGCTGTGGGCTTACCTTCCTTGTTGTAGTAGGTTGAGACACCCTTCGCAGTGAAGCCGTCTGGTACAGGCCGTGTGAAGTCATGCTCTGGGGCATAACCCATCTTTGCGGCCTTTTTCTGAACGGCCAAGAATGCATCGCTTGCGCTGCCTTTGTTCATGCCTAGTGCGACTGATGCCGCCCTTGCACTACCAAGGCGCTCTATGGTCTCCAAGACCTCCTTTTGGCGTGGCGTGCAATATCGATAAAGGTTCTCATCTATTTTTAAAGGTGTCATTTGCTTTCTCCTAACCTAGTAATGAATGTCACGCCTTCTACAGTGGGGCATTTAAATGATAGCCCCTTGTGTATGCCGTAGCGCGAGACCTTGCGATTCGTTCGCCGTGCCGCTGGCATGGTAGCTACTTCGCCCAACTCTAGCGATCCTTTTGGATGTATCATTTACCATTCTCCTGTAACGCAAGGGCACCCAACAAGCCCCGCAACCGCTCAATCTCCGCCGCTTGGGCGTTGGATGTTGGCAAGGTTACTGCTCACAATCCGTAACGCCTTCGGACAGGCGGGCTATGATCCAGTCAATGATGCGGCGGATCATTCGCCTTCCCCTATATAGTCCAAGATCCGCTTCAACGCCTTGATGTCTTTCCTGTATTGCTTAACGTCGTCGGGATGGACGTAGTGATAGGTGAGGTTACCCTCGACCGTCTTGAGTGTCTCCTTCAGCCATATGCGGACAATGTCGTCTAGCTGATTTATATCTAGCTTTATATCAATCATCATTTGGTTTGCTCCAGTGCTGCGCGGGCGGTGTCGCCACCATCAGCATCAATACAGTTGCACCCAGCAGACTTTACATATGCCCAGTTCTTAGCATCGGCATAGAACCGCAAAGCCTCCCGTAGCCGCTCAATCTCTGCCGCTTGGGCTTCAAGGCGATTGTCTCTGACCTCATCATAACCACAAGTGCAAGTGTAATCCCTGCCAGCGCGTCCTCGCTGATGGTCTGTCAGTTGCTCGTTAAATGCTGCGCGTTCTTCAGCCACCTTTGCAACGCGCTCGAAACTTTCATTTAGTGAAAGGTTCTGGAAATTGTCGTCAGTCACCGTTCTTCTCCCTTATCTCCAGACCACGGGCTTCCAGTGCGGCGCGGAGTTGGTCAGCCCAACTTTCAAAGCGGTCAACGCCGCAATCGGCCATCGCCTCCACCAGCGGGTCAGGCTTGGGCGCGGGGATGATGAGGGATTGAAGTGCTTGTGCGTAGAACCCCCTGTCAATGGCTTCCTCTACAGCATCGCTCACCTCTTGCTTAAAGGCTTCGTGCTGTTCGATGGCGCGGCATAGCGCTTCGGTATACGGGGAAACCTCACGGCGCACTGCGCGTTTGTCGCTTAGGTTGCGTTCGGTCAGCACCGCCTTCACCAGCGCCAAGGCTTTTGCTTCAATGTCTGTCATTTGCTTTGCTCCTTAAAACCTAATCTCATCATCGGCCCAGTCATAAATGTCCCAGCCGAAATTGTCGAACAGGAACTGGCGTAGGGTCACGATACGTCCTTTTCGTAAGTATCACCGCACAAAGTGCAGCGATAAAGCGCATGGCCCATGCCTATGCCACTGGTGTACGCATAGCTGTGGGTACATGACATACGGCGCTCTGCAAAGGTCTTGCCGTCCGCACCGCGCAAAGGCCATGCGCTGTCAGATGATACGCGATAGGCTTTGCCCACAGGGGCTGCTTGTGCTGGCTTAATCATCTGCCAATTCCTCCGGCGCTGGCTGAAGCCCTTCCATAAACTTGGCCCAAACTGCCAAAGCACCAACTATAAATGGGCCATCGTCTTGGTCGCCATTTCTAATCTGACGGATAAATTCTACGTTGCCGTGCGTCATCTCAACGCGATCGGCGACAACGTTTCTAAGTTCAATTAATGTCATTTGATTTACTCCTTATTGCTAATATGTGCAACTTATCCCCAAGCAATGTGCTTGTCAAACAGAAACTTTGCTGCGACGGCGACCCTTGGGCGAAAGCAGCCGGGACAACCAGAACTCATGCTCTGCACCCGTGGTGCGATCAGCATGGTATTGAAACAGCGCACGTGCCAATGGGTCATAACCACGACCCTTGTGCGTGCGAATTGGAGGGCAAGAGCGCAGGGGCTTGAGGTTGGCGCGTCTTTCGCGCGGCACCTTAGCCATAACAGCCTCAATGTCTTTGAGCGTGAGGCGCAGATTGTTTTCGCGATTCACATAATTGAGGACCGCTGATCGGTCTTTGATATAGCCACACAGGTGACGAATTTGAGCTTTTAGATTAGAGTCCATTTTAATTTTATCCTTTTGATTTTGGTTTTAATGCGTTGAGCAGGGCCGCTTGGCTCCTGTCTTTGCCAGCTAATACATCCATGACCCGCAAGTCAAGGGATTTATTTACCACCATATGTACAATGCGCACAGGTTTATCCTGCCCTTGCCTATGCAGGCGGGCGTTAAACTGTTGATATAACTCCAAAGACCAGTTCAATGAGAACCAGATAATCATCGACCCACCACGCTGAAGATTTAGGCCATGCCCCGCACTGGCAGGATGGGCCAACAGCATTTTAATGCGGCCTGCGTTCCAATCGACCACCGTCTGTGGGTCTTTGTCAAGCGTCCGCGCATAGGGGAACTTCTTCTGGATGCGCTCTAGATCGGACTTATAATTATAAGCTACAAGCAAATTCTCGTTGCTGTTCTGCTCGACTAAGTCAACAAGGGCGTCCAGCTTGGTGCTGTGGACCTCTGACCAGTTACCAAGTGTGTCAGTGTAAAGCGCCCCGTTGGCATACTGTAGCAGCTTGTTGGCAAGGACAGCGGCGTTCATGGCCTCGACCATCTCGCCGTCAGGCAACTGCGCCAGCAACGTGTCCTCGAACACTTGGTATGCCTTCAGTGCAGCAGGGGCCAACTCGACGCTTTCGATTAGGTCAATGCGATCCGGCAATTCCAAATAGTCCTCTGCCGACATCGAAATGGTCATGGGCGCAAGCAGTTCGTAAATGCGCTCAGCCGATCCGGTACGGGGCGTGTGTTTGTACCCCATGTAGTCAGTCTCAAAGTACCGCTGCTTGAACGCCGTCATTGTGCGGCCCAGTGCCTCACCCTGGTCGATAAGATACGTCTGGGGCCACAGGTCGAGCAGGCCGTTGGGGCTTGGCGTACCAGTCAGCAAGACCATGTATTCAGTCATTGGCAATATCTTTTTGAGCGCCTTGAACCGCTTGCTGGTGGCATTCTTGAACGAACTGCTTTCGTCGATCACGACACAGTCGAAGGGCCACTTCTTTTTGTAGTGATTGACCAGCCACTCGACGTTCTCGCGGTTGATGACGTAAACATCCGCATCGCGCTGCAAAACGCTCATGCGATTGCGCTCAGTGCCTGTGACAATACCGACGTCCAGATGCTTTAGATGATGCCACTGGGCCGCTTCCTGCTTCCATACGGTGTTCGCCACGCGCAAAGGCGCAATGACAAGAACCTTATCGACAGCAAACGAGTCGCGTAGGTCGCTTACGGCTGTGAGCGTCGAGGTCGTCTTGCCAGCGCCCATAAATAACCAAAGGGCGCAGCGCTTCTTTTCTAAAATAAACTCTATGGTTTTATTCTGGTATTCGTGAAGGTCATATCGATAACGCACGGCAGGCTTCCTCTACGCTGTCGCACACATGGACTTCACAGCCCGCGTCAACCATCTTGCGGATAATGTGGTCTTGAAGTGGTGTGGGTTGCTTCCCTGGAGCCTTAAACTCAATGAACAGTATCCGCCCGCTCTTCATGAAGATGCGATCCGGCACACCGCGCTGGGCTGGTGACACGAACTTGAACGACAACCAGCCATTCTTCTTGGCGATGTCTACAACTTTGCCTTCAATATCTCGTTCTAGTGTCATAAATAACCGACCTCGCACAATAACCTTTCAGCCGCGACTAAGTAAACATCATAGTCCACATCGTTTGGAAAAGCATCCGGCAACTGCATCAGCGGCCTTGTGCCTTCTGACATTGGAACCTTGTTGCCGTTCTTGACGTAACGGATCGTTTCTTCAGACGGCACGCTTGTGGCGTAGTAATACCGGATCGCCTTGCCGATGTTTTCCCCGCGCCACAACGCGCCGCCTGTCACCCTACGCACTGTCACAAAGCGTCGGATATCATCGCACCTACGAATGGTCCGTTCGATGGGCGTCCCGTTGGAGATGCGTGCTGCGGCTGCGTCATAGACAATTTGGCAGTCTGGGTTCTTGGCGAGACTTGGTGGTGCAAATATCCCCTTGCCCTTGGTCTTGCCGTCCAGCATCACCGCGACATAGTTGTTGACATCGCGACTGGCAATGGCGCGGTAGTTAGTCCGCTCCAGTTCATAGCTGGTGTCGAGCATCCAATCCCAAGCGATGCACTCCATAGGGCCATTGAGCGCCTTGGGAGCATGCAGAACGATACCGTCGGTGTTGGCGCTCACAACCTTAATCCCAGCGTTCTCCATGCGCTCTATCAGCATCAGCAAGGCCAACTGCCCTGAGATTGTTACTTGTAGCATAAGGTCGGGGCTGTATAAGTAACTGTATTTGCTGCCTAATTTCCCAAAGCTTCCATTTGCGACGATCTTGAGAACGTCGGCTGTCACCTTGTCGCCACTGCGCTTGGCATCTAGGCGGCGCGTCACGATGCTCTGGAACACATTTAGGAAATCATCCCCAAGGTGCTTAGGCGAGAGCCGCTGACCAAGGATGATGTTCGGATAGTAGCTGGCAACGTCCCACTCGGCCAAGACCTCGTCAGATGTGGCCTCAATGAACTGTCGCTTTTCGCAACTGTGCAGACCGCCTATGCCCATCTGATACTGGGCGTTGCCAATCGTAACGCGTTCTCTCTTGAGCCACTCAGGCATCTCCACAGAGCCGTTGGCCGACAGCGTGAAGTCCGTTGCGAGGACGCGCTCAAACACGGCCTGTAAGTCCGCACTGGCAAACTTGATGAAGCCTGGGTCGTTGTAGCGGAAGGTATAACCCTTCTTGATGACAGGCTTCTCAGCGCAGCCCCCAAGGCGCTCTATCTCGCTGCCGATCACGACCTCTGCAATCTGCGCATCGGACTTGGATCGCAAGTCCACACCGTACTGCTCCCCCATCGTCACGCGCAAGGCGATCTGGGGCTTTAGGCTGTTGTACAGGATAGCCGTCATCTCAAGGTCGTTGCGGCAATACTCGCGCAACTGCGCCCTCTGCTCTGGGCTGATGCTGGCGTCAGGCTCAATGGGCAAATCCTGCATCTTTGGGGCGTGGAGCCGACCACCATAAATCTTCAGCGATGCTTGACCGATAGCCAGTTCGATAAGGTCGATGTGGTCCCAGTTGCGTGGAACCTTAATGCCAAGCTGCCAGTGGCGACGGCCCTCGACAATGATCTTGTCGGAGATGTTCTTAATCTCTTGGTTCGTCTTGCCGCTTAGGGCAGCGGAGATGATTGGAAGGTCATAGTTAATTGAGTTGAAGCCAATGGTCGTATCGCGGGTCATCAGCGTGCGAATGCCGTCAATGCCAACGTGGCCTTCGTATATCTCAAATGTTTCGATTTTGCCGCTGCCAAGGTGCATGGCCATGAGCAGGAAATAGTCTTTGTAGACTTCAGTATCGAGGCAGATCATATCAACCTCCACCCTTTGTGATATTTGGCTTTACCGTTAACCAGGCGAGACAGACATGTTTGGTTGCATTCGTAATTTTCCTTAAATTCAGTTCGAGTGCCTGTAAATTCTCCAAAAACAGGATGTATAAAATTATAAACGGTTTTATCTTGTGCGGAAAGTTTCATTTTGTTTATCGTTTCCTTTTTGTGCTTGTAACCAACCGCCCAGTGCTCATTATTTAAATGATACTCGGTAAGGGATTTTGATATATTTTCCCTATGTTTATCTGAAAAACTAACCCCTTTCCTTTTACCTGAAACCCCTTGCGATATTTTACTTTTATGCTCGTCTGTTAGATTCCTCCCAAACATAGGGTTTTTATCGCCGCCATACGCGCCACTCATGCGCTTTGACGCCTTTTCTCGCGCTGACTCTGACCATTTTTTCCCAAAGTTAGGGTTGTGTTCGCCCAATCGAGAAACTTTGCAATATTCAGCAAAAAGTCGCCTTGCTCGATCATAGGTGCGGGCCGATACAATAAAACCCTTTGCTGATTTTGAATCTGGCTCTGACATAAACCGCAAGGCCGCATACATAGGACCCCCGCGAATTTTAGCTAAAAGCAGATGGGCAAAATAATGTTCTTTAGCAGTCAGTTTTATTATATTTTTACAATCATCGTCGCCGCCCAAAGACCTTGGTATGATGTGGTGCTTCTCCAAATAGCCACTTCGGCTTAGTGCTGACCTAGAGGCCATGAGAGCATTGTATATTTTTACATAATCCATGAGGGGTAGCCTCTTAAAAGGGTTGCCCGTGCGCCTCCCAACGATAGCGCACGGGCTAGGGTGATTAGAACGCTTCTCCGTCTAAGTCGTCAAAGTCATCGACGCTTGCGCCCGAACCGCCAGATGAGAATGCCTCACCGTCAGCAGCAAACTGGACGCCAAGCAGCGTTGCATTGATGCGCTTTCCGTAATTATTGTCTTGTGCCCACAGGTCAACAATCGCATTGACGTAGCAGCCGCTGTACACAACGCCATCGGCTTCGGTCAAAGGCGACTTGTCCTTATTTACAACAAGTGGGCGCTTCTTCGTGCTGGCCTTCAGCGTCATGTGACCAGAGTAACCATCGTACTCGACCTCGTCGCCATCACGCAGGCATAGCTTGCTGGCAGGAATCTTTGCTCCCTTTAGGTCAGTTGCGGTCTTTTGGGCAATAGCTGCTTCGATCTCTTTAATAACAGCAGCGTGCTTTACTTTGTCGAGAAGAAATGTCGCTTCGTACTTTGTCTCTTCGCCATTGAACTGAGCCTTTTGGAACAGCGATGGGAAAGAAAGGCGAACGTTGTTTAGTTTAATGCTCATATACTTTTTCCTTTTAGGTTTTGGTTTTACGTTTTAAGCCAATTGGCCGATTAAGATTATACTAAAATACACAGGATGCAACCTTAAAAATCATCTGCTGTGATATTGACGGCAGGTCGCGGGTCATCTGACTTTGCCAGCGTGGGTCGGCCTTGGGGCTTTACCACAAACTTTGCGATCTCAGAGGCACGCTTCTTGCCAACAATCTTTTCCGCTTGCGCAGGGCTTACCAGCTTTTTGGTATAAGCATCTTCGCCAAGCAATTCATAAATATCATTCTCAACTGCGCCCTCGTTCGACCACTGGCGATTAGACTTACCAGCCACCAGCTTGTAACCATCGAACGCAACGCCGCTGCCCAGACGCTCTACAACAACATCCTCAACGGCGTCAAGCCATGAAATAATGAGCTTCTTAGCCGACAGCGCCTTGCCCAGTTGCTCGTCAGTCAAGCGGTTGACAGGCGTCAGTTCCTCAACCTCGTCAAACTGGTTCATAATCACATCGCTAGTGAAGGCCGCAAGCGCAGTGCATGTGGCCTTGGCCTTGCACCACTGGCATTGTTTCTCGCCAGGGTTGAACTCGGCATCAGGCAATCCGCACATAAGCGCACGGGACTTGGCATACTCGCCCCACGCCAGTAACTGCTCAATGCTTATCTCCCAACTCTCAAAGATGTCAGGGTTGCATCGCGGCTGGACGATGGTGATGATTATCTTTTGTATATCGACAATGCCAGCGCATTGTGCATAGGCCCCAAGGGCATAAAGCATCCCTTGGCTGTTATCGACGGGCGACACTTGCACACCCTGACCATATTTCAGATCGATAACGTGCATTGTGTCACCGGCGATAATCAGAGCATCGCAAGTACCAAAGCCCTCTGGAACCCAGTCACTGAAATCAACGCGCACCTCGTAGGCCGCATAGGCATTCGGCGGTATGTGATAGCGCACATAGTTAATGTACTCCTGCACATGGTCCGCCATCTCCTGAGTAATTTCAGCATGGGTCTCAGGCATAACCTTGCCGACCCATTCATCAGCGTCCGTGTTGCTCTTTAAGGCAACCTCTGCCAACTCATGTGCCACCGTGCCTTCAAAGGCGTGCGGCGATGACTTGTCCGCTATGCTGCGCTCGGCCTCAACCGACGCAGGGCAAGCGAGCCAGCGGTGTGAGCCACTGGCACTGAGTTTGGCGTGTGCTGTCATTTTACATCCTTATTTAACGCATGGCATATGGTCGTATGATCGCGGTTCATAATGCGACCAATCTGCGGCGTCGACAGGCCGCGATCACGAAACGTCTTGATACATTCAACGCGCACAGCGACCAATGCCTTATTGCGCCGGGGCCCAAGGATGTCATGGATAGTGTACCCATAATCCTTGGCTATCTCGGCAACCTCGGCCAAGTTCTGTTCGCGGGGGGTCATTGTTCGCCATTCCTCATTAGATATACGTCCAAGACGTTTAATGTTACAATATCGGGATTGGCCTCTGTGCCATTACGAATGGCCATGATTTCATCGATGTCGATGCCCGTGCGCCGTGCAACAACACAGGGGCGAACGTCGAGCAGTTCCGCTTGGATATAGCGCAACTCGAACTCTAGCCATTCTTCCTCGCTCATGCCAGTTGCTCCAGCTTGATGCTAAACTCCCCTAGCTTATCGGCAGGGATATCCTTCAGCAATGCGGCACCGTACTCTGCGATTATAGCCTTTATCTTAACGCCGTTGGCACGGTCTATGCGGGTCAGTTCCAAACAGCGCTGTTGGAGCGCATCGACGCTTGGTGTATCCTGCTCTACGACGACAGGCTCTTCGACTGGTGGCGCTGCGACAACAGGCTGCTCGGCTGTAGGTTGTTTGTCTAATGCGACAATGAGGCGCTCAATGGCGGCGGTGAGGTTTTTGATTTCAGATTCTAACATGTTTTTTAGTCCTTTTTCCTTATTTGATAATCACCCTTTACAACCATTGCGCACATGTGTAAAGCATAAAAATCACATTTAAATGGAGATTAAAAAAATGTTAGAAATTGACTGGATACGGAAAGCCCTGTTTGACCGTCGACCTAGTGTCGTCGCTGAACGCACGGGACTGCATGTCAACACGATCATGCGCATAAGGGACGGGGTCGAAAAGAACCCCAAAATCCAAACGCTCAACGTCTTGGCAGCTTATTTGAATGGGGCTGGCGAATGACTAAATATACCATTGCCGTTGGCACAAGCTTAGGCTCTGTGACCAACAAATCACTATCTTGGGACACAATCGTCGAAAGGCTGACAACGCACGAAGTTGCTGTGACCAAGCACGGTAAGTTCATGGTTGGCGGCGAATTCGACGGGACGCAGCGCAAAGAAGCAAACTTGCTTAATCGCAGTTTGATAACGCTCGACCTAGACAATGTGCCAGAAGGCATGACTATCGATGACCTCGAATTCATGTTGATTATGCAGTTGGACTGCGCGTTTGCTGCGTATAGCACATTCAGCCATACGCCTGCGCACCCAAAGATCAGGATCGTCGTGCCATTGTCGCGCACAGTGACGCCCAGCGAGTATCGCGAGGTCGCCCGTGACTTCGCGGCCTTGTTGCCCGAACTCACCTTCGATCCATGTAGCTTCGTGCCAAATCAAGCGGTCTATCTGCCTGCATGTCCTGACCTTTCGATAGCATGGTCCGTTGCGCAAGGCGATGCACCATATGTAGTGCCGGACGTTATACATAGTGCTGCTCGCAATGAGCCAGATGATCTCGAACGCGCTGTGCTTGAGCAGCCCTTGGACATTTCGGACGATGAGGTCGATGCCTACTTGGCCGGTTACCCTGCGGCTGGTCTCGAATATGACCAATGGATTAAGGTCGGCGCGGCTTTACATCATCAGTTTCGTGGCGATGTAGCTACTGGCTACAAGCGTTGGTTCGACTGGTCCGCCAAGTCGGACAAGCACGATGACAGTCAGATGCAAATCAAGTGGCGCAGCTTCGGCAACTCTACACGCGTCGTCACGTTCGCCTCTGTCATCCATCTGGCCCGCGCCAGTGGCGTTGAGGTCGAACGCTCTGTGGCAGTGGCCGTTGAGAACTCAGCATTCGAACGTCTGCTTGAAGTGGCCTCGAAGGTCTCTGAGATGGACGAGTATGATGACCTCAAGGCACGCATCCAGAACATCTCTACGACTGTCCTGCCTTTGGACAAGCGCTCCCTGCTGGCCCAAGAGGTCTACGACGCATGGGGTAAAGACCGTGGGCTGACGAAGTCGGACATCAAGGCGCAATTGAAGCCGTCGTCTAAGGGTAAGCTGAATGAGGTCGAGAAGCCTGACTGGCTCGAACCATGGGTCTATATCGAATCGACCTGTGAGTATTATGAGCGCGAGTTGCATTACGCCATCAAGCGCGAGGCCTTTAATCAAAAGTATGCTCGCACCATGACCGTGGCTTTCGGTGATGATGCCATGCTCGCATCTGTCTATGCCGCCAATCACTGCGACATTGAGACCGTGGTCGATTTGCTGTTCTGGCCTGGGGCTGGTCAGTTCGTTCAGCATGAGGGCAAACGCTACCTTAACACCTACAGAGAAACGGGAATCGCACCCTGTGGCGTATTAGATGATGACGGACAGGCCGTCGTCGATATGTTCATGGGCCACGTTCGCTTCATGATTGAGAACGAGGACGAACAGCGTCTGCTTATTGATTATCTGGCATGGATCATTCAGAACCCAGGCAGCAAGATCAACTGGGCTTTGTTGCTGCAAGGCGCACAGGGCGTCGGCAAGTCGTATTTCGCTGTGGTCATGCAAAACCTGCTTGGCGAAATGTGCCGTAACGTTGAACCCATGGCGCTCTCTGGTCGCTTTACCAGTTGGGCATACGGCGCTGTGCTGGCGGTCATTGAGGAAATCCGCATCTCAGGCGATAACCGCTTTGAACTGATCGACAGGCTCAAGCCGTTCGTATCGAACAATGTCATTCAGATAGAAGCCAAGGGCCAAGATCACCGCACGGTCCCTAACTTCCAATCGTATCTGCTCTTGACCAACCACAAGGACGCGCTGCCAGTAAACGAGAACGACAGGCGCTATGCTCCAATATTCTCACGCGTGCAGTCGGAACAGCAGTTGTTTGACGAACTGGGCGGACGGCAGGGTGCGGATACCTACTTCACCAGGCTGTTCGACGATAGCGAACGGCGTGCAGACGCTCTGTCCTACTTCCTACGCAACTGGAAGATCAGCGAAGGGTTCTCAGCCAAGGGACGTGCGCCACAGACCTCTGCGCGTGAAGAAATGATTGCACTGGCCATATCCCCTGACAGGTCGCTGCTTGAGGATGCCATCGACATACACCAGTGCGACATCATCAACGACAATGTGCTTGATGTCACGTGGCTAGGTAAGCTGTGCGAGGGCGAAGGGACCATGTTGCCTAAGACTAGGGCCATGAGCGCAATTCTGTTAGAGATGGGCTATAAGCAAATAGAGGGGCGGCGGATCAAGGTCGCTAAGTCAGCAAGCAAGCATTACATCTGGTATAAGGGTGATGAAAAAGGCTTGGTGCAAAAGGTCCGTAGCTTTCACGCAGGGGGTGTCGATGACTGTCCATTTTGAGGGGTCCAATGTTTTTTGTATTGGACCCCTGCCAGTGGGTTGACGTTAACGTCAGGGGTCCAATAGGCGTTTTTCAAAACATTGGACCCCTCTATTGGACCCCCGCCCTAAACCACTGTTTTTATTACCTTATACCTCTATATTTATATAAAAGGGTCCAATAAATAGAAATATTAGTTCGTATAGAGAAAAATATATTTTAACGGAAAAGGTAGGGTTACAGGGTGGTGTGAGAATATTTTTATATAATAGTAGCAGTAAGGGGAATATTGGACCTTTTAGACCCCTAACACAAAAACAACTGGAGAATGAATATGACTAAGGATAACGTAAACAGCCCAAGCCACTATCAGCAGGGCAACATCGAATGTATCGACGCAATCGCCGTTGCGGTGAATGGCCTCAGTGGCATGGAGGCGGTCTGCACTGCCAACGCAATAAAATATCTCTGGCGCTGGAAGTTGAAAAACGGCGTTGAGGATTTGAAGAAGTCTCAATGGTACATCGCCAAGCTCATTGAGGTTTGCCAGAACGACGAAATTGATGTAAGCAATGAGAGTGAATGAAAATGGAACAATATGACGTGCAACGTGTAGAGAAATGTGCCGACTGCCTGTGGTTCGTCCAAAGCCCAAGCGGCGTGCATGGATTCTGCAAGGTCAACCCACCAGTCTTCACTGGCATTGACGACAACGGACGCCCACGGTTCTTTAACCCCGTGGTTTCACCGCATAACTTTTGCAGCCTGTTCGAGGAAGATTAAATGCTATCAGTGCGCGTGGACACAGGCGATCTGGATCGCAAGTTTAAGATGTTGCTGGAACTACCCAGGACCATAGAGAAAGCGGTTATCGGCGCAGTCGCTGAGACCGTGAAGGATGTCCACGCCGCACAGCTTGCTGAGATGGGAATGAGCCTCGACAAGCAATCGCCATTCTTGAAGCGCGGCCTGTGGAAGATTCAGCCATACGGACAAGGCCGTAGCATTGCAGAGTCTGGAACACGCTTCAACAACGTTGGGCCTCGTGGCTCACCAGCCGCAATCATTGCACCAAACATCAAAGGCGGCCCACGCGGCAACAAAGCGTCGGCTAAGGCACTAGCAGCCAAGGGCATATTGCCCGCTGGCTTCTTTACCGTTGAGGGTAAAAACTATCCACGCGATGCCAAGGGCAACATCACCCGCTCGCGCTATAGCGAAATGCTTGCGGCTCTTGGTGCTATCTCCAAAGAGAAACGTGGCACCTTGCCCAAGGGTCAACAGCGTGATCGCAAGAACACCACGTTCTTCGTTGTCAGCAGGGGTGGTAAGCCCATTGGTATTGCTGAGCGCAAAGGCAAAGACGACATGAAGATGATGCTCGTGTTCGTTGATGGGACCAACTATAAAAAGAAATTCGACTACTACGGCGCTGGTAAGAAGCAGTTGAACTACAGCCTACCGCGCCATGTTGATCGCATCTTGATGAGATATATGGACCGGTTATAAAAAGTTGTTGACATGGAAATCCAAGCGTCCTAATTCTACGGACACCCAGACGATGGGTCTGTATAAATAGGAGATTAAAATGAACGACAATATCGAACACGAAGGCCCACGGCACTTGTTTGCTACGGACCTTCTAAACAATCTCATGGTTATCTTGGACTGCGCTGCAAAGCGTGGCCTTGATCCATTGGACGAAGACGGTTGGCCCATCTATGGCTTTGAATATTGGTCCGGCGAATGTGCAAAAGCACTTGGTGTAAAAAAACCTGTTGACGGCTTTGTCAGGCCCGTCTAAATCTCAACTCACCCGCTAAGGGCAACTTTAACATTAAGGAAAATATCATGATTAAGAAACTATCTATCATTGGCGCAGCGGCATTGTTGTCGCTCAGCCCATTGCAAGCGCGTGAGATTACGGACGACGAGGC